ATAAAAATAGAATAGAATAAAAATAGAATAGAATAAAAATAGAATAGAATAAAAATAGAATAGAATAAAAATAGAATAGAATACAAATAATATATATGTCAAAATTTATAAAGTTCACAAACTTTTTATTGAATACGAATGATATACATAAAATAGTTATTCAACCAAATAAATATTATATTCATATTGTCAGTAAACACATATATGGTTTCAATTGGGGTATTATTGGAATGGGTCTCGGTAATGTTTCTTCATATACTTCTGAAATCGAAGTGTGTGAGACAAAACATTCCACTGATTATAAAATCCTTTCCGATTGGATTACAAATAACAATTGAATATAAATCACAATAATCTCGGCGGTCTCAATTCCAAAATATCCATCATTTTCCCAGTGGTCGGGAATTCATCCGCCCCATAAATATCCTGTAACAACAACCATTCAAACAAACCGCCACTATATAAATACACATGGCTAAATCCTAGGTCATACAACTGTTTGTATTTCTGGTCCACCGTTTCATCCGCGTTATTTTTACCATATACCACAATATGTGATTTTTTCATTTCATAATTCTCCAATAATTGGTTGATTATTTTCTCTTCGGTATGACAAGCCACCGTGTTCTTTATCAAACAGGTTTGCATGTCGACAGGTAAGGTATTTATAATAATATACTGTTCAGTGGGTCTATTTATTATATGTTTTATATCTTCAAATCCTATCTTTTTTACTTTTCGAAATAACCATTCGGAGAACATAGAAAACAAAGGGCTCGTTATATTCTAAAATACTTTGTTTTTATACAAATTCAAAAAATTGAAATTATTTTATTTGTATTATATACCAATAAAAGAATTCACCCACCATAATCAAAGAATCACGATGTCTTCTCTCATGAAAACCACGATGCAGTTCCACAACACGGAATATCCCTCAGGATACGGCCTGTTCGATTCCTCTAAATACCATTTTGGAGCATTGCATATCCAGGTGGCCAGTCTTTCCTCTATCGATGCAATCACGGAACGAACTATCTGGAACATAGGATTCTCAGTGGACATATCGGGTTCCATGAGCGATGTTTGCAAGGACGGTAGGGACAAAATGAGTCATATCAAGCACACTCTCTGCGGTATTTTGCGCGTGTTTTCCAATATATCCAATGTTGCAGTGAATGTCTATATTCAAGCGTTCGACAGTGAAGTAGAAGAAATCCTCGATTTTGTAACCGTATCCGAAGATAACGTTGAAGCATTGATTCAAAAAATACAAAAAATGTTTCCAAGAGGCGAAACCAATTTGAGGAAACCATTGGAAAGCATCCATTCTATTATGACAAAACGAATGAAATCGTTTCCCACCCAAAAATTCGTGCATATTATGCTGACCGACGGCGAAGATACATCTGATAATACATACTATACGATTGTCTCTGCAGTCAGTGAGGAATTCAAAAATGTCTTTATTGGATTTGGAAAAACACACAACAGTCTTTTGATGGAAGAAATGTCCGCCGGTGCGAACAATGATTATCGATTTGTCGACAAACTGGAATCGAGCGGACTTGTATATGGGGAAATCATCCATGACATACTCTATTCGGCAGTCGAATCAATATCAATATCGATGAATCATGGAGAGATATATGACTGGCGAACGGACACATGGGGACAACAAATTGAAATACCTTCACTTTCTTACAGTGTCGAAAAAACATTCCATATAAGAAGCATCTTTCCAGAATTGGCCACTGGAATCATAAAAGGAATTCCGTCCCAGTTATCTTCCACGGAAAATCAAATACAAGAATTGAATACATTTTCCTATCTCATCGATATTGATATTGAATCGAGAACAATTCCTGAGATAGATTTGACAAAATATATTTATCGACAAAAAGTCCAAGAATTCCTTTTCACATCCAAAAACATGAACCGCACAAAATTATTATTGCGTTCCAATCCGTCGAAACTGAATGCATATGTGAGCCATTACAAAACGGAAATTCAAAGATTTTTCGACCATATGAAAGAATATGTACAGGGAAAGATGCTCACGGATGACCCATTTTGGAAAGTGCTCCTAGACGATATATATGTAGCCATCAAAGTATTCAATCGCCCTTGTTCGCATATGTATACTCATTCCAGACAAAATTCGCAAGGACGTCAACAAACTTATGTGGTAACCAATATAGATGACAATCCACCAGAATCCCGGAGAAAATCGTATTCTCTCAGTCAACTCAAAGATGCAGACGATTTGGATGAAATGGAGAACAGTTATGATTTCTGCTGTGGGCAAACTACCCAACATGAATTGTCGGACAGTATAGATACATCGTATCAAACACCGGAAATAATGAAAATGATGAGAGATGTGAGTTCTGGAGATACAGTATAATATTTGGTGATAGAAAACCAAAAAACAAATAAAAAGAAAAAGAAAAAAGAAAAAAAATAAAAAAGAAAAAAAATAAAAAAGAAAAAAGAAAAAACAAAAAAGAAAAATAAAAAATAGATAGACGTATATTTTTTATTTTTTGTATTCACGAACAAAACAATGAGCAAACTGTGAGTGAATCATGATATGTTCTTTATACCGATTATTATAGGTTAAATCAATGCATTCGTCCCCTCCATACAAATAGACTATCTGATTCCTACTATATCGTTTAAACACATGTTCCCACAAAGGCATATTGGGATGACTTCCCTCGTGTAATTCATCCGGTCCAACTTTCCCATAAATAATCATATCAAAAAACTTATTTTTTATTTTTTCAACGATTTCGTCATTGGTAAACGAGTAGTCATCCTGTAACCGACAAGAATAGGTAAACCCATTTCCATAAAGCGTTTTTCTATTTCCACTATAATTGTCATATAAAAAATCAATCTTAGGATATTCCACGGCAACACCTCCAATACTCTGTATATGCCGCTTCATTCCAATCCAGAAAGTTTCCCGTGTATAATTCACCCCTATATTTCCCATAATCAATAAAACATTCTTCGGAGAACTGCCGATTTTCTCCAAAAAATATCGCACAGTTCCACTCGCTGAACATTTCTCGCGTACATGCTCCAACATTTTTTTCACATAACTATCATACAATGGTTTGTTATTGTAATTCCATGGCAACAATTCCCGATTCGCTTCTTGGATAAGTTGTTTTGGCATCGTAGTCAATGTGGACTCAGGACAATTTGCAATATCATTGAATATAGGAATGCATCCATTCGCCATGATTTCGTAGTGTCGGAGACAATCCCATCCACCTTTTTTTTGCGTGTGTGCAAATAAACAGGATTGATACATTTTGTTATATTCCACTTCATGTTCTGGACCAAATGTATATGTAGACCTATTTCCGGGAATGAGGTCCGATATACATCTTGTTTTATCATTGAGAACATCGTCCCCGACTATACATTCATCGGGTATGCAATACGATAGTGGGTGAATACTATTTTTTAAAAACGAGAACAAATCAATATGATAAACATCATGATGACTCAATGTTGAAGTTTTAATGAACGTATCGCGTTCTTCGATTTTACCCAATGATTGAGTTGGATAAAATTCTCTATCGGGCATTATTCGCAACTTTTTTGTTTTTGAAAGAAAGCTCATTATCCAACATAATGTACTATTGCTATGTACAAGAGTATGACAATCACGCATGACACCACAATCATGCATTACACTTTCTTGCAGTAATACCGGTTTCCATTTAGAAAAATGCTCAATGTATTTTTGTTCCCAACTATGGCGAATCACATCACATACAATATACAATTTATCAAAATGTATATTTTCCAATATATCCAAGTAATATTGGGGGGGTAAAATATCGCTCTTTGGACAAGGTAGTTGAATGAAATCGTCTAATCTCAAGGAAACAACCAAGTCGTTTTCCCCAATACTCAAAGAATGTGGACATTCTAGAAAATCTTTCATATACTCCTTACGACCAGTGTAACTAAACCAATAATCATTTGTATTATATACTATTTCTAATAGTTTATCTCGAAAAGGAAAATAATAATCACTTTGTTGAAAATATCCATGACAAATAATATTCATTTGTGACAAATCTGGTGTATATGTGAGAACATCTCTTGCCGTCGAATCAGTTATTATAAAAATACTGTCTTGATTTGGTATTTCTTGATATGGAATATATTCATGTCCATATTTCAATGACATAAGCTTTGCAAACAAATACCCAATCATTATATTTCCGGTCCTACCTTGTAATTTGAATGTGACATACGGCATTTCTTTTTTATGCGTTAAAGAAACTAATTCAAACGTTTTATATGTTTTTTTTATAAATATTATATTTATTATAGAGAAGAGAACCTATGTTCTCTCTTCTAGAAATGAAACCCCGATGTAAATGGGTTAAAGATAGTATTGATAATAGTATCATATATAGATATGAAAATATTAGACGATATAAAGCTCGATTTCAACGATGTATTGATTCTCCCAAAAATAACGGAATATTCATCCCGGTCTCAGGTATCCCTCGAGAGGACCATTACCTTCAAATATTCTCCAGAGAAATGGACCGGAGTCCCCATTATGGTAAGCAATATGGATACCACTGGGACTATTGAGATGGCAACGGAATTGCAAAAACACAAGATAGTTACTTGTTTGCATAAATACTATACCGCGGATGATTTGAAACGGGCAAATCTAAATCCCGATTATTATGCGATTTCCACCGGTATCGGAGAAAAAGATTTGGAGAAATTACACGACATCCTGAATCAAGTCAATCCCAAATTTATTTGTATTGATGTTGCGAATGGCTATATGACAAAACTAATACATACTTGTAAAACCCTTAGGGAAAAATATCCCACGAAAATTTTGATTGCTGGAAATGTTTGTACATCGGAAGGCGTATTGGAATTAGTGGTAGAAGGAAAGGTCGATATTGTCAAAGTGGGTATAGGAAGCGGCAGTTGTTGTACCACGAGAAAACAAACCGGTGTGGGTATGCCGCAATTGAGTGCGGTCATTGAATGTGCCGATACGGCCCATGGATTGGATGCTCATATAATTAGCGACGGAGGTCTCCAAGTCGTGGGTGATTTTTCCAAGGCCTATGGCGCAGGTGCCGACTTTGTGATGAGCGGGTCGATGTTTGCCGGACACGATGAATCCGGCGGGGATATTATCTATGAAAACAATAAAAAATACAAGGTATTCTATGGTATGAGTTCAGAAACCGCGATGAATAAATATTCTGGCGGCGTAGCAGAATATAGAAGTAGCGAAGGTAAAACCGTCAAATTATTGTATCGCGGCCCAGTCTATGAAACCATTTTGAATATCCAAGGTGGGATTCGTTCTTCGATGACCTATATAGGTGCCAAAAAAATAAAAGATATTCCGAAATGCACTACGTTTGCGAGAGTGAATCGACAATTAAATACCATATACAATGGAAATGAATTGTCAGTATAAAAATATCTACCATTTTTCCAAGAACTCCTCTAATTCGTCGTCTTCCGTTAAATGTTCCAATAAATATCGCGGATGATATTTTTGTTGAATTTGTGGTTCTCGAATCTTCCATAACCATTTTGTGAATTTCTTTTTCCATCTCAAACAATAATACAAATATCGGAATTTATTTAGAATGGCTATTTTGGATTTTATTATTTTCAGTTCATCGTTACTGAAGAAATCATTTTCTGACTGATTTCTTCTATTTACTGCCATGTTTTCCTCGATATCCGTATCTATATCTATATCTATATCCATATCCATATTCACAATGGATAGCACGTTCTCGATAGGATTGTTTACAAACCGTAATTTATCCAATCGTTTATTCAAATCAGGGAGATATTTCAGTTTATTATAGGCACAATCCAATGCCAATAAGTTTATTTGAATGGGAGGCAAACGGGTCAATCGATTGTGAAAACAGTGCAATAATCGCAGTTTTGGATTCAATGGTGGCAAAGAAGACAGTTCATTATGAAAACACCATAAATACATCAACTTTTCATTCAAAGGAGGCAAAACCGTCAAATAATTGTTTGCACAGAATAATATTTTCAACTTCGGATTCAGAGGAGGCAAAGAAGTCAAACAATTGTTTGAACAGAACAATGTTTCCAATTTTTCATTCAATGGTGGTAAGGAAATCAACCGATTACATCCGCAATATAATTCCTTGATTTTTTCATTCAATGGAGGAAGAGTAGTCAAACGATTGTTTGAACAGTTCAATATTTTCATCTTTGTAAATCTCGATAAATCCGGAAGTTCTCTCAACTCTTTATTGGATATATCAATTCGTTCGGAATCTTTAGGTAGAGAATTCAAATACATCTCAATTGTATATTTCATTTTTATTTACAAAAAACCTCTGGGGGGTAGGTAATGATATTCATCACCATTTTTTTAACTCGTTTTCTGCAGTTCCATTTTTCCGATGGGTTCTCGAATATCATTTACTATTTGTAATATTGTATTGGTTGTAATTACAATTATATATCACTATTTTTTATAGATAAGATAAAATAAAATAAATAAAAATGGCATTTTTTTCAATATAAAATGAGAAAAGAGAAATATATGTATTCCCTTGGAATCAGGCAAAATGGTTAATGTTCTCGTCCTTGGGTTTTTTAATTCCTGCAACTTATGCATTTTTGAGTGAATTGTATTTCCATTCGCTTATGATGTTTTTAACATCGGTGATATCCGCCAATTATTGGAGAAAACCCACGTATTCTTGGAGGAGAGACCTCGACTTATTCTTTTCAAAATTATCCTTTTTCATATTTTTATTAATTGGTATTTATTATGGGTGGAAAACCTATTTTTGTATACCTACCTATATTGGACTATTTATTATGACATATAGTTATTATATATCCTATAAATTTTCAAGTTCGAAGGATGAGTCTTGGTATAAATATCATTTGATTTTTCATTTTGTTATTATATGTGAATTATCGATGATTGTCTACCTATTATCACAGAATGAAATGGAAAATGACATTCTATCCCTGAATAAAATAGAAAATTATGTTTTCAATAATAACTCATGAATGCTATCAAGATTCGTAAATGCATCGGGATAGTTCTCTTTAAAATCCTTCATTTTTTGTAGACACTCTTCTTTGTTTTTCAACAAAAAATCTTCCGTCACTTCATTCCAATCTTCTACCACTAAACAAGGAAATACACGATATAATTTATCGAAAGCAGTATTTGTACGTTTTACAATAGGAATGCTATCCAAATAAATCGCCTCATAAAAACGATGACAATCTTCGCCATACCCACGAGGAGATAAGGTATAAATTGATTTGTGTGTATATTCATAATTCGTCCATACAGGAACTTTTCCGCAATGAATGGACCGTTGTTGTTCATAAGAACCATCATTCAGGTTTATTACAAAAGGTTTATCTTTTAGTTCGTGATAACACCGGGGTCTTTCGTCATGTGTATATGAAAATACCATGAGACACAAATACTCTTTTTCAACCGTTTTTAATCCCTCATTATATAAATAATCATGTGAGAACCCCTGATGAATAGGAAACACTTTTTCGCAATCCCGTATACCAATTGGCATCGAGTGTATATTCGGATAATCATATACATTGTTATTTATAAAAAAACCTAATGAAACAGGAGACAAAAATTCTATAATATCGGGAGGAACAATCGGTTCATACATCAAATAAAAATATACCTTCACATTGTTATTTTGGAGAATTTGAAATAAACGATGTAAATCAATGGTTAATTCGCGTTCTAATACAGAAAT